TTAAGTATAAGATTCGTAGCATGTCATCAGAATGCCCTAAGGGTCAATGGTTTGCTGTAATGACTGAGGAAGAAGAGGATGTATTAAATGCTAAACTAGGAAACAATGGCGATAGTATTTAAAGCTGATACTCATAGTTACATAAGCATTGATCCTAGTGAGAACATTACATGGACTAGTGTAACAGGTATTATATCTAAGCTTAAAAAAGCTTTTGATGCAGATGCTATAGCTCTCGGTTCGTCTAAGAAGAAAAAAAGCAAATGGTTCGGTATGTCTCCTGAGGATATTAAAGAAGCATGGAAGAATGAATCACAAAAAGCTATGAACCTTGGTACTTGGTATCATAACCAAAGAGAGGCTGCATATACGTCTTGCGATACCATAGAACAAGATGGCTCCACCATTCCTATTTTTAAACCCGTTGAAATAGATGGAATTAAAAAAGCTCCTGAGCAAAAACTTGTTGACGGTATCTATCCGGAGCATATGGTTTATCTTAAAAGCGCTGGATTATGTGGTCAAGCCGATAGAGTAGAAATAATAAAGAGCATAGTAAATATTTATGATTACAAGACTAATAAAGAAATTAAAACTTCGGGTTACACAAACTGGGAAGGAATTACTGATAGAATGCTTGATCCTGTCAGTCACTTGGATGATTGCAATCTTAATCATTATGCATTACAGCTAAGCTTGTACATGTATATGATTCTTAAACATAATCCTCGCATGCGCGCGGGAAAAATGATTATCGAACATATAGTATTTAAAGAGGCCGGTAGAGATGCGTATGATAATAGAGTCGTACTATACGATGAATTTGGTGAGCCTGTAGTAGATAAAATTGTACAATATGATGTACCTTATTTAAAAGAAGAAGTAATTAACATTGTTAATACCCTAAAAGAAAATGGCTAAGCTTAACGAAAACATACCGTCTTTTAAGTGTTTAGTAAAAGCATCCCACTTTACTAAAAAGCCTGAAGACGACAATGTGTACCATAATGCTTACGCTTTTGGTATTCAATCTGTTAATGCTAAAATACTTACTTTCCATGTAATGACCGATTATGGTATGGTAAGATCAAGGGTCCCTATATCTGATATATACTTAAAAGAACCTACTGCTGATATAGATTTTCATATGAAACAGTTATGGGATTGTTTTTCTGAGAATGTAAGTATTACAACCTACGCACATCTCAAAGAGAATAAATGTCAAGTTATACTTAAGGATAAAAGTTTTGTTTGGGCAACATATATGTTTACCGTTGACTGGTATAATAATCCTTATTCTGATGAGGCAAGTGATTATAAATGTGGACATATCTTAGTAGCGGATGATGGCTATTTATTATGTCAGCCGAACAACAGAATATTTTGGAGAAACAGCAATTGGGTAACTAAACCTTTTCCCGTAGACCCAAGAGAAATGAAAGTTGATACAACTCTACTATCTGTAGAAAGTGTATCTGATAGATGGATTACAGAAGAAACCGATAGTTTCTATTATAACATAGATAAAAATGATTGTTAAACTATTTGATATACAGAATCACAAAGTGATTCCTACAGAACACTGCTATACGTTAAGCACGTTAAAAAATATTATGGATAAGTATCCGGATCAGCACTTAAAGATTTATGAGTACCTATTCTACATGACTTGTCCTAATCCCGATCTAAATCCTTTCTTTTATATCGAAGATGTTCACAAAGAAGAGATTATCTTAGCTGAAATTGAAGCAGACTTTAGTCCAGAGGATGATAACATTCCTGGAGCATTACAGTTTTGCAAGAAGCTATATGAAACACCAACGTCACGAGCTTATAACGGTATTAAGAAAATGCTAGATAATCTTGCGACCTATATGGAGAAAACTCAGATAACTGACGGAAGAGACGGTAATATTACAGCACTTGTAAATGCTGCATCAAAGTATCAACAAATACGAGAGAGTTATAAAGGGGCATATAAAGACCTTCAGGAAGAACAGACAAGTCACGTTCGCGGAGGGGCCGGTCTTGCGTATGACCAAATGTAAATAACATGCTGAAAACCAACGATATACAAATTCCTACATATGAAAATGGGGTATGGACAGTATCTACTTTTGATACTAGAGAATACTTTAGGGATTTTGTATTATCAATTTTTAAAGAGCCGGGCTTATATAACTTTACTGAAACTAGTCTTAAGTTTAACGAACACGCCCGTCTATTTAACGAACGCGGCTTCTATTGTGCTTCCCCTCAGGGAACTAAAGACTTTATTATGTACTGGAATGACCAGAAGAATAAATGTCGTGTAGGAGCTATTTATAAGGATGGGGATGATGCTTGGTACATACCACGCGATTATTATATGTGGCTAAACTTCTTACCTATCTTTAATAAAGAAATTCAAAAGTTTGGTTTTGCTGATGTCAGAGATGCTCAGTATCACATGGCGTTATATGAATGTCTAGCAGAGCTACATTATAAACATGTAGCCATATTAAAGAAACGTCAGATTGCATCATCTTATTACCACGCTGGTAAACTAATTAACCAGATCTGGTTTGAGGAAGGGGTTACCCTTAAGATGGGAGCTAGCCTTAAAGACTATATTAATGAGAAAGGTACTTGGAAATTCTTAAATGAATATGAAGCTTTCTTGAATCAACACACGGCTTGGTACCGCCCTATGAACCCTAACAAGGTTATGATGTGGCAGCAGAAGATTGAAACAGTATCAGGAATAAATAGACGTAAGTCTGAAGTAGGTCTCAAAGGAGTTATGCAAGGTATGTCCTTTGAGAAAGATCCTACTAATGGTGTAGGGGGACCGTGTAAGTACTTCTTTCACGAGGAGGCAGGAATTGCCCCTAAGATGAATACAACATTCGAGTACATACGCCCTGCTATGAAGTCGGGATTTATGACCACCGGAATGTTTATTGCTGCAGGATCTGTGGGAGATTTATCTCAGTGCGAACCTTTAAAGAAAATGATTACTCGACCTGAGGGTAATGATATCTACGCTATTGAATCTACCCTACTAGACGAAACAGGCGCCAGAGGAATGACAGGATTATTTATTCCTGAGCAATGGTCTATGCCCCCTTATATAGACCAGTTTGGTAACTCTAAAGTAGAAGAAGCTTTAGTAGCATTAGATGATCAGTTTACACAATGGAGATCCGAACTAGATCCTCAAGAGTTTCAGCTTCGTATATCCCAGCATCCTAGAACTATTAAAGAGGCCTTTGACTTTAGATCAGTATCAGTATTTCCAGCACATCTTATTACAGCACAAACCCGACGTATTGAAGATAAATTTTATGCTGAAGAACGTTTGGACATATACAGAAACGATAAGGGTGAGCCGGCGGTAACCTCTACCAATAAATTACCTATAACAGAGTTCCCTATTACAAAAACTACTGAAGATAAAACAGGATGTCTTGTAGTATGGGATAGACCTGTAGAAAACCCAGAGTTCGGAATGTATTACGCATCTGTCGATCCTGTAGGAGAGGGAAAAACTACTACATCGGATTCTCTATGCGCTATATATGTTTACAAGACATCTGTTGAGGTAACTAAGAAAGATGTAGATAGTATTCAGACCTTTATAGAAAATGATAAAATAGTAGCAGCATGGTGTGGCCGGTTTGACGATATTAATAAAACACATGAGAGACTAGAGCTTATTATAGAATGGTATAATGCATGGACTATTGTGGAGAATAACATTCCGCAGTTTATTACCCACATGATTAACCGGAAGAAGCAAAAGTATCTAGTACCTAGGCAGCAGATTCTATTCTTAAAGGATATCGGAGCTAATGCTAACGTATTTCAGGAATACGGATGGCGTAATACAGGTACCTTATTTAAAAGCCATATGATAAGTTATGCAATAGAATTTGTTAGACAAGAACTTGATCAAGTAACTTTAGAAGATGGTAAGGTTGTTAAAACTATATTTGGTATAGAACGTATTCCGGACATTATGTTACTTAGAGAAATGATGGCATATAGAGATGGAGTAAACGTCGATAGACTTGTATCGTTTGCAGCTTTAGTAGCTTTTGCTAAAGTACAACAAGCTAATAGGGGTTATAAAAAACGTTTTGAGGAAACAGCAGCATCAAAAAACTTGGAAAGCACCAATAAATTCAGTAAATTAAATATGAGCCCTTTTCGTCATATCGGCGGAGGAGGTCATAAATTTGAAGGTATGAAGTTACCTAAAAATCCATTTAGAAACATAAGATAGTATGCAGATATATAACGCAATGCAGTTAAAGGCTGGGGCCAAGGTAGAGTACAACAAAATGGGTACCCTTAATCAGCCTATTCAGTTTATTCCTAGAAGTGAAAAGGATACAGACTGGACAGCCTGGAACTTAGACTGGCTAGAATGGAAAGGATTACAACACGTACGTCGTAATGCACGACGTCTAATGAAGAACTATAAACTTGCAAAAGGTATTATAGACAAAGGTGATTATATTGTAGAAGAAGATAATGAGTACGCGGATCTAATGGAAACGCTTACAAAAGAGGATGCATCCGCATTAGAACTTAAGTTCTACCCTATTATTCCAAACGTTATTAATACTCTTGTGGCGGAATTTGCAAAACGCTCTAGCGCAATAACATATAGATCTGTCGATGAGACATCTTATAACGAGATGATGGAACTTAAGAGAAACCAAATTGAGGAGTCTCTTACTAAAGGTGCCGAGCAACAGTTAATGATGAAACTTGCTGAGGATGGCGTAGACGTTAATTCGGAAGAATATCAACAAGCTTTATCTCCAGAAAGTGTTAAAGCTCTACCAGAAATACAAGACTTCTTTACTAAATCTTATAAGTCTTTAGTAGAGCAGTGGGCTACTCATCAACATCAAGTGGACGTAGAACGTTTCAAGATGGATGAATTAGAGGAACGTGGTTTTCGCGATATGCTTATTACAGACAGAGAGTTCTGGCATTTCCGCATGATGGAAGATGATTATGACGTAGAGTTATGGAATCCGGTTCTTACATTCTACCACAAATCTCCAGATGCTCGTTATATATCTCAGGGTCAGTGGGTTGGTAAATACGATATGATGACGGTAGCTGACGTTATTGACCGCTACGGATGGTTAATGACAGAGCTACAGATGGAAACACTAGAACAAATCTATCCTGTACGTTCTGCCGGTTATCCTATTCAAGGTTATCAGAATGATGGTAGCTACTATGATGGCACTAAATCCCATGACTGGAATACTAACATGCCTTCTTTGGGATACCGTCAGTATACATCAATGTGGGATAATACTCTACGCGGGGGAGATATTGTTAACTGGATTCTTTCAGATAGCGAGGACTGGTTCGATATGGGAATGACTAACTTACTTCGTGTAACTACAGTTTACTGGAAGTCACAACGTAAGGTAGGACATTTAACTAAGATTGATGATATGGGATCTGTTACTACAGATATTATAGATGAATCATATAAGATTACGGATAAGCCTCTTTATAATACAGACCTATTTAAGAATAAGACTAAGGATAATTTATTATTCGGAGAACATATTGACTGGATCTGGATTAACGAGGTATGGGGAGGAGTTAAGATTGGACCTAACCACCCTACATATTGGGGAACTAATAACCCCGGTGGTATTAATCCTATTTATTTAGGGATTAATCAGAACCAAATTGGATGTATGAAATTCCAATTCAAGGGAGACGATAGCCTATACGGGTGCAAACTTCCTGTAGAAGGATCGGTATTCTCAGATCGTAATACAAGATCTACATCATTAGTAGACTTAATGAAACCATTCCAGATTGGATACAATATTGTAAATAATCAGATTGCTGACATTCTTGTAGATGAATTAGGAACAGTTATCTTACTGGATCAGAATGCTTTACCAAGACATTCGCTAGGAGAAGACTGGGGAAAGAACAACTTAGCCAAAGCATACGTGGCTATGAAGAACTTTCAGATGCTTCCATTAGATACTACTATTTCTAATACGGAGAATCCTTTAGCGTTTCAGCACTACCAAAAGCTAGATCTGGAACAGACTAATCGTTTGATGTCTCGTATTCAGTTAGCTCAGTATTTTAAATCACAGGCGGTTGAGGTAATAGGTATTACTCCACAGCGTTTAGGACAACAGATTGGACA